GGGCAAGCGGTGAGATGTATTCAATCCTAAACTCTTCGCCTACAATGTCTTGCAGCTCTTCCGGGATATCCGGGAAGACGCCACTTCTATCTAAGATGTTGTAGACCCTTTCAAGAATTCGGTTTAAGAATTCGTATTGAAGGCGTTCTACGACCGGGCCTAGCTGTTGCAGTTTTTCTTGGTTACGGGCCATAACTTCCTGGGCTGTCATACGGCCTTTATCTAACTGGTCCAGCATCAAGAAAAGATCCGATGAGTACGTGCGCTTTACCCTGTCTTCCACTCGTTGGATTTTCCCTTCAAGTTCACCAATTGCTAATTGTCCCTGAAAAATAGGGCGTATAGCTTCGTTCGGATCGTTTATAGCTGTCGTACCGCCAGGGAAGAGATTGATATTACCCACTTGTGACGGCGGGACCTGTAAGGGGGGCTTTACGCCCATTTCAATGGCTGTGATAGCGTCGAGCTCCATTTGCTGTAACATTTTGGCGTCCGGCAAGGCGTTCCAGCCAGGGCCCGTTGCGTAGGCTTCTGTTCCTTTTACCGTGTAACGAGCCACGGGTACGGGCCATTCTTCAAAGCCCGTAACGGCCAGGCATTCGTCTTCGTTCGAGTCTTCTACCCAGTATGTCGAGGTGAACGGCATCTTTTTATTATTAAGCTTGTTTGGGTCGTTATCTTCGTTCTTTTCGACGAGCCAGCATACTACGTGGTAGTTTTGATGGCCGCTTCCGTTATCGTAGGACTGCTTAACAGTCATCGGACAATTGTCGTATCCGAATTGCTTTACGATTTGGTTTACGGTCATCTTGGCTCTACGGGCAAATGTCGAGACTCTACCGGTTGCGTCACACGCCAGGGCGTAGGTGCCTATAGTGTACGGTACGAATGTCACTGTGCCGCCTTGTGAGAAAATCCCCAGGGCCGCTTGGCCAAAGGGAAGTTCTGAATAGCACTGATGAATGGCATTATAGAAGTTTGAGCCTGAAAGGACCGATTCCATGATATCGGCCCTTGTATCTAAGAATCGCTGTACGCCTGTGTCATCGGCCAGGTCCTTATTTCCAATACCAAACCTAAACCAACGCCTAGACGGCGGTGTGAGCCCTGATTGGACGCCTGCTGCAAAGGTATCACGGGCTTCTTGAATAACGCCTGTAAAGATTTCTTCGTCGTGTATGACGGGCTTTCCCGCCGTGTCGTCGTCAAAAAGTCCGTCGTAGGGAAGTTCGTAATCACGGATTAACTTCCACACTCTTTCCCAGGGCCTACGAGCTTGAAACAAGGCGTTAAAGCGTTGTACGAGCTTTCTTTTATCTTTGCATGTGTTCGGCCTTACCGTCTTTTTATTTTCCGTCGGGCTTCTAGCTAATTCCGTTTTTATTTCTTTACGCATGTTTTCTCCTTTATCCCAGCGTGTTTTTGCCATTAGTTGTTCCTAACGCCGTATCTATAGCCGTACGGGTGCTTTGAAAACCGCGTTTTTTACGCTGTTTTTCGACGCTATCGGCTGTTCCTTGGTCGCCGTTATTTACGGCCTGCACCGTGGGATCCGGTGTTTTAAATTCGGGAGATGAACTGCTTCCGCCGAATAATCCCTTTAATCCACACATTGGTATTACCCCCTTTTAAATGGATTGTATTTTGTTTGAGCTGCCTGTTTTTGTCTTTGGCTTTTTAACACCGGCAGCGAAAATGTTAAGGCCAGGGCGTCCGCTTTATTGGGTGACGGTACGCCACGGGCTTTCATGTGGTCTTTACTTTCCAGGATAATTTCACCTTTTTCATTGACGGATGCTTCGGGGCCTATGAGGTCATCTCTTAAAACGTCGTCATCGGGAAGGACGCCGCCATTTATAAGCCAGTCTTTCATCTTCCCCCAAATTTCAGCACGTTTATTGGCAAAGCCCTTCGTTCCGGACTTTCCGCCGAACGCCACAAGTTTCCAGGTTCTTCCCATGGTTACGCCGAACGAATAAAGCCCTGTTCCGTAGCCCTGGTCAATAAAGACCGCATCCGCTTTGTACTCATCTTCGAACCCTGCCAGGATTGCCGCCATGGCTCCGTCGTTGTCGTTTTTCTGGTATTCACCTAAGACCTTGCAGTAAAGGCCTTGGCGCATGATAATTACGAATTGGTCGCTTCCCGTCCAGGCCGGGTCTACTCCTATTATGACGGGTGCAAAGCTATATTCGGCCGGTCGGAGCGTTCTTTTTGTTGCCGCATCCACAATGTCTACGCCGATGTATTGAGCGTCAGAAGATGACGGGAATTCACCGCGTACACGGACTTTAAAAAAGTCCGAATCTTCGCCGTATTGGTTTTTCCACTGTTCTATTTGGGCTTTATTGGAGATAACTACGTCTCTGGAGTCTATCTTTTTTGTGTCCCAGTAGTTTCTATATTTGGTGAAACAAGCATGGAACCGTCCTACGTTTCTTGTAGGGTTGCCGTAGCAGCACCAAATAATTTCGGTATTCTTATCTGTTAGGGCGCCTTCAGCAACTTCCCAGATGCGATCGTCTATAGCAGAAGCTTCGTCGAATATAATAAGAATTCTTCTACCCTGGTTGTGAAGACCGGCGAACGCTTCGGTATTTGTGACGGACCAGGGAATGGCGTCAATTCTCCAGGTCCTTTCATGTTCCGCTTCAATCGAGAAGATAGCAGTTGCTGTATAGGTGAAGAGTTCTTTACCGATAAATTTTCTATGCCATTTAGCAAGTTCCGCCCAGGTTTTTGTTCTTAATTGGGCTTCGGTATTGGCCGTTACGACGCCTCTTGTGTCCGGGTGAGTTGAAATGGCCCATAGAATAAGCCAGGAAACAACAGTTGAGTTATGTGTCGGGATAAAATCATTGGCCAGGTAAAGACCGTCTTTTCTATCTACCGTAATGCACATAGCCTCTTTGTTTCCAATGGGCTTTATATCGTCAATCCACCTTGTGAGGTATCTTTTTTGCGGAACTTTGTAGCGTTCTTTTCGGTGTTTTACCGTGAAAGGGTTGAACGATAAGTCAATCGTTATGCGGTAACAAATTCTGCATATTTTCTTTTTACCGTCGTTGTCGTAATACCATCCTTGTTTTACAGTATTTTGAATTTTTGCCTTGCCGCCCAGCGAACGAACCAGCCATACAACATCTTCTGCAAGTCGCTTCGACGTTGTGCTATACCCAATGCAATTTCCTTTTGATATTTCGCCGTCTGTATCTAGCAGCCCCATTAGCAGTTGTTTTCTGTTTTCGGCGCTGTTGTATTTGTACTCATCGGGAATATACCGTTCGGGGGAATTACAGCGGAATACATCTTTTTTAAAATGCTTATTAATCCCTCGTATCCTGGTAGCGCCGCTTTTTTCGACGGATGTTTCGTATCCAAAAGACTCAATCTTTTGGGCTATTTCCGGATACGGTTTTTGGTATCTAGGGCTTCCTTTTACGCCGTCTCCCAACCAAATTCCCATAACGTACGGATGTATCGGTACGGTTTTTCTTTTATAAAACACATGGTTTATTGGTGGAAGTTCCCATTGCCGCGCCATATCCTTTCCGTTTTTACGCCTTACGCCTTTTTCTAATACATCCTGTGTTGAAAGCGTTATCCATGGTTTATCACGGCGTCGTTCATTTCTTCCCTTTACTGTCCATAAGTGCCCGGAAGATACGTCGCAATATGATCCGTCGTCTAGCGTTACCCGGTACATGGGTATGTGGCGATATCGTTTTAGCTGCGTTATTGTCGTTATTCCGTCTACCGTAAATACAGTATCTCCAATATTTAAATCACCCCAGCGGCGTTTTCCACTTGGCGTGTCTAGTATCATATCTACGTCATGGGCTTTTCCTATACCGTGGTCTGATGATACGGCTTGTCTAATAGCGCCGCCCGGAGTTCCCAGGCTTTTGGCGTTTTTTTCGAGTTGTTCCAGCTGCCACTTTTGCGGCTTCTGTCCTTTTAGCTCCGGGTCATTGTCCCAGTCGAACGCGAAATATACCCAGGCTACCGGATCATGAGTTAAGCGGCCTAGACAGTCCATAAGCTTATATGCCTCGTCTTTATTCATTAGCCGCTTCCCCTTTCTTTAATAGCGCCCGCTGCAAACGTTCCGACAGGTCCATATTAGCGTTTATTTCAACGCTTCCTGTTAATTCCGTTTGCTGCTTTTGTTTCCAGTCGTCCGGTGCAAGGTTCGTAAGAATAAAGGTAGCCGCCTTTGTTTCCGGCGGGACAAATACAAGTTCGTTTTCTATCTTTTTGGTGACTTGCTTACCTACGACCTTACCGTCTTTAATAATGTCCGTTGTGACGGTCTGTTCTTTTTTAGGCATCTTCTTTTCGATGCCCATAGCTCGTTGAAATAAGGCGTTTTCCACCTGGGCTACGCAGTAGTCTTTTCCAATTGAAAGTGCCTCCGAAAACTCCGGATGTTTTTTCGTCCACTCATAAAGCGTTGATTCAGATATGCCGATGTAGGCGGCAATCTCATCGTTATGCCATCCTTTGCGGCATAAGCTTTTAATGACTTCCAGGTTTTGGGTGGTGTGGAACTTTTTCCATGTTGTTGAACGACGCCTTATATTAATGTTTTTTCCTCGCGCGTCTTTTGTGCGCGTATCTGTGTCTTTGATATATATCTTCTCACGGTGAATGGGTTCGCCTCGTACTTTGTTTTTTGTCATACTTCCTCCTACTTAAACGTACGCCTTCTGGTTGAGTGATAAACAGGCGTATGGTTTATGTCCGTTTCGTTTGTTTTTCGTTTTTTCTGCCATTTCGGCTCAAAGCATATGCACCGCTCGGACTGTATGTCTAAATGCATGTTCACGCATATTTCATGGTGGTTGTGTTTGCATCGTTGATTATCGCATCGGATCATACTACCCTCGCTTTTACGGCAACAAAAAAGGAAGGCCTGCCATATACAGGTCTTCCTTGTCTTATTTTTCTAGCTTACATGATAGCACAGAGTGATATGTAACTTTAAGTACCCTCTTTTGATTTTTTTAAGATTATATCGAAACTTTTTAAGGCTCGCCGCTGTGTTCTAAAAATATTCGGCCATGTACAGCCCATGGCCTTACATATGTTTTCCCATTTTTCGCCATAAAGATATCTTCTTAAAAGGATGCTTTGATGCTTAGGATTTTCCAACTTTTCGATTAAGAGCCGCGCTTCTTCTCTTTTTTCAATGAGTTTGTCCCACTCCTTATCCGCATCCATAATCATATCCGCTAGACGTGCTACTTTATCTGCTATGCCGCTTCCAGGCGTTCCTGAAACTTTATCTGCTGAATAATCCGTTCCTTTTAATGTGCAGATATCTTCTCTATATCTTGAGATTCTTGTTTCCAGGGTTTTCAACTTAATGTCTAATGTTCGGATGGACTGTAGGTACTTTATGGCCGTTGTGCTTTCTACCATTCTTTTATGGTCTCCTTGATAATGACGTCCATGTCTATTGTCCCGTTGTAGCGTATGATGTTGTTTTTTTCTATTTCTCCGGCATGTAGCGCTTGCAGCATCCATAATATTTTTTTCATCACTTTTCTATCTCGTTCTTCTTCTCCGTGAAATACTACTACGTCTTTTGCGTTTTGCCTTGCGACGATTCCCGTTTTTCTAACCCTAAACAATTGTAATGCTCCTATGGTTTTGCCGTTTTTAATTATTATCATGTCCGAATCTCCTTTGGTTTTGGCAAATTGTTTGTTTTTTATTGTTCGCCTATTATAATGCCTTCTTCTCTGGCTCTTAGTCTTAATAGGTTTAAATACCGCTCCATTACCTGTGACTGTGCCTGGAGTGCGTCTATCGGGGTTTTTGTATCTCGGTCTAATCGTTGACTTTTTCTTGCTATGGCTATTTGTAGTTTTTGGTGCCTAATTTTTAGCTGCCAGTATTCGGCAAGAAGTCGATCTTTATAGTCGTCGCTTGTCATGAGGCTTATGGTGTCTTTTAGGTCTCTTATTCTCATGGTTTAATCCTCTTTTATTTGTCCATTTTGATGGTCTCTTATGGATTTTTGCTCAATTATGTTTTTCGCCAGCATGATCATTAATTGTGACCGTCTTGTCTGTATTTCTCCCATTGTTGTGAGAGCTTCGTATATCAAATACCCCATTGCAGCGGCGGCCGCAAGATAACATAAGAATAACACGATTAGCGCGGCTATTAGTGCGTAGTCCATTTAAACTCCTCCTATTTAGTTTAGTCATCAAAAGTTAATTTATCCTGGGCTCTGTCGCCGTCTATATACCGGAATATTTCCGTTATTAATCGTTCGATTATTTCGCTACATTCAGGCGTGAACGGAATTTCACTAGTCTGTGTTCCGTAATTTATAACTCTCGGCGGCGCTTTTACTTCAACAAATGTTCCGGCATTGGGTATATAAAATTTGGCTGTTATAGCGACGCTTGTCTCTGCCGTCTTCTCGTTATATGTGTAGGTAAGCTTTTTGGCTATTAGACGATCTTCGCAGTAGTCCGGTAATTCTAAAAGCTCGGTGATATAAGGCGAAAGCTTTTTTACCGCTTCAATTAATTCCGGTCTCGGAAGCTCTGCACATTTTATTTGATATGTGTCATATGCCCCGGTGCTTGCGTTTTCTCTTTCAAATGTGATTTTAAAAACCTGGTGCTTGTCGATTTCGAAACTTTTTATTTTCCTGTCTAACATAATGTTCTCCCTTTATGCGTTTTAATCTCTACAGACAATTAAAGCTAATATTATTACACATGTGGGTACCATTAAATCGCTAATACCCAATCCTCCGCCAGCCGCCCTCAACGCTAAACTTAGTAAAATTAAGAATATCCCGAATTGTGCCATGTTGTTTTTCCTTTCTAAATTGATTGACTTCGGAGCTGGTTCAATCGAGTAGTGCTTTTTTTATGTGTCGCCCAATCTCTTCCACAACGTTTACCGTAACAGCATTACCGGCTTGCTTGTAAAGCTGGGTTTCGGAATTAACAGCTGCGGCTTTGTCGAATTGTTCATCCGTAAATCCCTGAAGCCTAAAACACTCCCTCGGTGTTAGTTTTCTAATTTTGATGCGGTCGTCAGCAATTAATACGCCGTGTCTATCTTGACTAGCCAGTGTAAATGCGGGTTCTCCTTCATTTTTTATTCTTCTGCCATTTTGCCGCTTTTCTAATCTATCCGGTGTGAGAATGGGCATTACTTTAACTCTAGCAAGTACGCCGCTACACTCTGCCGGACGGTTCGGCTGTCCTTTGTTGTATCTCGCAAGCAACGCCCTTGCCGTATCAGTTGTCTGTACACTCCCTTTTTTGTTTAAATCTACGAATGTGTATAATCCGGTCTTTGCTCCGCAACCGCCGCCTTGGCTTGAGAGTGTGCATGAAATTCTATTTGCGTCATACACTCGTTCACCTTGGCTGCCGCTTATAATCTGTCCAAGAGCTGTTGTACTTTCTCGTCGGACAGGTAATAGCGGCTGTCCGGTCGAGTCTCCATGATGTCCAACAATGTAGACCCGTTCTCGGTTTTGCGGTACTCCGTAATCTTTGCTGTTGTAAACTTTCCATTCAATAGTGTACCCTCGCCCCCCCCCATTTCAGTGAGAACGGTGAAGAATCCTCGTCCTCCGTCAATAGATAGCAAATTTTTAACATTTTCGCATATAAGCCATTCGGGTCGACTTTCTTCCGCTTCGTCAATAAGACGCATAATCTCATAAAAGAGTCCGGATCTTGTCCCTCGTTTAATTCCTTTTTGTTTTCCGGCGATTGAGACATCTTGACAAGGGAATCCGAACGTCCATAAGTCGGCTCTAGGGACATCCCACCCTCTAACTTTTCTAACGTCATCCGCAAACCACAACCTTTCTGTATCGTACATTGCTCTATAGCTCTTTTGCGCGAATTTATCAAATTCGCACCACCCAACACATTTCATGCCGGCTTTTTCCAGGCCCGAATGAAAGCCACCAATCCCGGCGAAAAAATCTATAAACTTCATTCTTTTTTTGCCCCCTTTTCTCCATAAAGACCCTGGAGATATTCACGGCATACCGCTTCTCCTTCGGCTGCATCTTTAAAGTGCCTTCTGTGATGACAATCCGGGCAAAGCATGACGGCTTTTTCTATTTCGTCTGATTTGTATATTCCGCAAGGCTCGTGGTGATGCTTTACGCCGTATTCAACGGGAGCCCCACACCAAATGCATGTA